TGAAATATGTCCTGTATTCCACGCCCGATCCGGTCGGTAAAGAAATCCGTTTTAAAATTCTCGCTCATTCAGTTATTCATTTTTTGAGAATCCGGAAATAATCTGCCTTTCTCCGGACTCGTTCTTAACAGTTTCATTTTTCTTGTCAGAGGTATATTTATATCTCCAATAGGTACATAATGTACTATTTACACCTATTGTAATAATACATATTATAACAGCTAACCAGAACCACGCAAAAGCATCCATAATCATCTTGTTTTAAATGAGAAAGCCAGGCTCCACCCTGCAAACGTCCGGTAAAAGCCGGATTCCGGAAGAGTGGAAAGACTGGTTAAATCCAGTTCCTTAGTGACAGGGCAACCGGTGGCAGAATCTTCTATCAGCATTTGTTTGATACGCTCCATAACCGGCTGCACCTCTTCGATAGTCCCATAAGCTCCCTTTCGTTGGGGATCGTATTTATCCATAAGGAAAACAACGCATAAATTATTCTCCCTCACATTATCAGCCGAAAGGCTGGCACCCGTTCCCGACGGGATCAGAATAAAGAGCACCGGACATTCTCCTTTAGACA